GCGGTAGGCATTGACACAAAGGTTGCACCACTAAATGGTGCAATAGAAGAAAGTATTATTAATCCTTTAGACATTAACGAAGCTCCTATACCTGTTTTTAGAACAAACTCAGACAATCAAGCATTTAACAGTGATACAAGAACTTCTAAGTTTGAGCTTCCAAGATTTTTAGAAACAGCCCTGCTGGTTTCTGGAAACATGTCTTACCTAGAATCTGATGGAACGACTCTTTCTGTAAAAGCAGCATCTGCTGGAGAGTACTGGGGGACGCACATTCACCTTACTGGAATCAGTCCAAACTTTAACAAGAACTCTCCACAGGATCAGCTGTTGCTTGCTTTTTCAATTATGGACAAGTCAGCTGATCAAACAATATCTATTGAAGAAGTACGGATAATGATGGAGTTTGCTTCTAGTGACAACCTTGATCCCGAAAACTTTGCAAGGTTCCAGGCAGCGATTGCGCCTGGACAAGTGGATGACGTTGTTGCATCTGCTGTTAACTTTAACACAAACCGATACTACATAGCCAAGAACTCATTGGGAGATCTTGTAAAAAGTACTGCATTTACTTGGGATATTGTTAACAGCTTAAAGATTTACTTATCTGTAATAGCAAGAAATGTTGTTTCTTTTGCAGAGGTTTCTGGCAATGTAGCAACACTAACAATTTCCCAATCGCATGGAATCTCTGTAGGAGACATTGTAGAGGTTGCGGATGTCGGAATACCGTATGATGGAGAACAAAAGATAACCGCCATTGTAGACGATAAAGATCTTGCAGAGTATTCAATATCGTTTGACCTTGTTTCTTCAGATTCTTCTGGTGCTGTCTCTGGCGTCGCCTTAGCCCCATCTAGCAAATTTTATGTAGCCCTTGACGGATTCCGGCTAGAAAACATAACTTCTCAAAACCCACTTTATGGTCTAACTGGATATTCTGTAATAAGAACAGAAACTGGTCAGCCAATTATTAAAGAGCCAAACACCTCAAACCTTGTTGAGTTTAGGTACGGAATGGATGTTGCCTAATGCCAAGGGGCCAGCAAAAAGCAATCTTGCCAAAAGCAGATTTGCCAGCGGTGAGTAAGCTTTCTAGTGGAGAGTATGGATATGTCGTTAGGTATAGGATTATCTCAGAGGATCAGAACAGATTTTCGGCTTGGGCTCCAATCAGAGAGCTAACAATTCCAGATCCAGTCCCTGTTGGTGGAGACGTAGTCGTAAATGGCAGTATTGTCCAGGCTGTTTGGGGAGACGAAGAGAAAAGGCCAAGCTACGATGTTTTTGTTAGTTTTGATGAAGGGCCATACGTTTATCATGGAACAACGCCAACACACAACTACTCTTTTTTAGCAGACTACGAAGCTGAAACTGTTTCTGTAGCAATTCAAATTGAAAGCATAAACAAAGAGAAGGCAGACTTTCTTACAATATTTGAAAGTTTAGACACAGACCTGGTACAATTGAGCTAGGAGAAAAATGTCAAGAATACCATTACCCAGCAGAGGACAGCCACTAGACCTGTCTTACATATATCAGCTAGCCGAGGTTATCAATCTTATGGCGGAGGATCTCTCCCCCACCACTGGAAGGTATACGTCAATAGATACAGCGTCAGCTCAAACTCAAAACGTAAGAACTTCTGACGCCAGAATTGTTGGAGGATATGTAACCGTTTCAAATAGCTCTACCACAAGCCCAGACGGGGAAGGCAGCTTTAGCTATAACTATAGCGACTTCGCGTATGCCCCAATTGTAACGGCGACCCCAATACTTATTGATGAAGCAGCAACAGAGTCTGGTAAGGATATCTCTGTTGTATTGACAAAAGTTACAAATAATAGGGTAGAAGGTATTGTAAAGTTTAGTACTATTGGTGTTGCCTCTGTTGGTCTTAATCTTTTAATTGTTGGCATCCCCGTTTAGGGATTTATGGATAGAGAGGCGTATAATAGCGCACCAGTAATAACTGGTAGTAAGAGTGTTTGGTTTTTAAATGATTGTCTTGTACGTAAATATCATTTTAATAAAGCCAGCGGAATAATGTCTGTATTCAACATAACAAAAGATCAAATTGAAAGTTGCTTAATTGGTGATTTTAAAAAAAATAGAATAAAGGCGTATACCGTTAAAGAGACGGCAGAGCTTGTCTGCAGGCATCAAAAACATTTGTACAGATTGATGCACCAAGGAATGATTCCTCCGCCTGTAGGTGCTACGAAGGGCGGAGAGAGGGCATGGAGGGTTCGCGCATACTACTCAGAATCAATGGTCAAGAATATTCGTGATATACTTGCTTCAATACATAGGGGAAGACCACGTAAAGACGGCCTTATTACTAATGACATTACTCCTACCATTCAGGAGTTGACAAGGCGCATGGGAAGTGGTATCCTGACATATGTGAGGACAGAAAACGGACAATTCGTTCCGTTTTGGTCAGAAAGCATATAGCTTTCTGTTATTGAGAGGGTATGAGATGGAAAATAGTAAAGCAAGGGTTACTGTGGCTTTAGGCTACACCCTTAACCTTGGGAACTTTCAGTCGCTGCGTGTTGATCTTGGAGTAGAAGACTCCGAGCGCGAAGGTGAAAATATTAACGAAGCCTTTGATAGGGTTTACTCTTTTGTAGAAGAAAAGCTTGCAGAAAAAGTAAGAGAAGCCTCGGCAGAAACTAACCAGTAATGGCTGAGCGCAAAGACCGAATGGCTTTGCTCTCAAGATATGCAAAGCTCCACACCGCACGGTATGGATCAAGGCCTGAATATAATATTAATCGAGAGCAGTGGTCAGCAGATAACCTGATTGAGTCATACACCTTGTATGGCTGTTATGATCTTCTTGAATATTACTTTGATGTAAACAATAGTCCTAACTGGAAGTATTTTTCCAACTACACAGACTCAATTTTACAGTCAAAGAAACAAGTTAAGGAAGACAACGAAGAACGTTTAGAGAGACGTAGATTGGCAAGGGTATGGTTAAATGAATAACACAGAAGCTAAGGTTATATCGGCAGTCCTAGCAGACAAGCAGGTTCATGTCTTGCTACAGGCAAATATTGGTGGGCTGCTTAGGACGCACGGAGACGTTTGGGATTTTATTCGCAACTACTTTGAAAACAATGCCTCTGTTCCTCCCGTATCCATTGTGATTGAAAAATTTAGAGACTTTGATGTTTTGCAGGGGGTTGGTTCTACCAAGCACCACTTAGGAGAACTGCAAGTAGAGTATCTTAATGACAATCTAAAAGATATGCTTCGTACAGCCGCTACAGATGTTCAGTCTGGTAATGGTTCAGAGGCCTTAGAAAAGCTGATTGGTCAAACATCAGAGCTTAAAAAAAATACATCTACAATTAGGGACATCGATGTTACGGATACCGCGTCAGCAATTGCATACTTTGAAAATGTAAAGAAGCAAAATGCTTTGGGACAGATTGGAATTAAGACTGGCTTGCCAGGATTTGACAACTACCTTCCGGCTGGCATTATGCCTGGACAGCTTGGAGTATTCTTGGCATATCCAGGTATTGGCAAGTCTTGGTTAAGTTTATACTTTGCGGTTCAGGCCTGGAAGCAGGGTAAGTCACCAATGGTGATTAGCTTGGAGATGTCTGAAACAGAGGTTCGTAATCGAGTCTTTACTATTATGGGCGAGGGGCTATGGTCACACAGGAAGATGAGCTCTGGAGACGTCGAGCTCGATACCCTAAAGATGTGGCACGAAAAGCACGTACAGGGTAAGCCAGAGTTTCACATTATCTCAAATGACAGCGGTGGAGAGATTAACCCTTCTGTTCTAAGAGGAAAGATTGATCAGTATAAGCCAGACTTTGTTGTTGTAGACTACCTTCAGCTCATGAGTCCTAATCAAAAATCCGAGAACGAAACGGTAAGGATGAAGAACCTTTCTCGTGAGCTTAAGCTTATGGCTATTTCTGAAGAGGTTCCCATTGTGGCTATTTCATCAGCCACACCCGACGATGCAACCAAGATGGATACTGTTCCAACATTGGGACAAACCGCGTGGTCAAGACAAATAAGCTATGATGCAGACTGGTTGCTTGCGCTAGGAAGAGGAAGCAACAGCGATGTCATTGAGTGTGTGTTCCGCAAGAACCGTAATGGATTTATGGGGGAGTTTATGGTTCAGGTAGACTTTGATAAAGGACACTATAAGTACAAGGACTTTGAAGATGGCTTATGATATGATGGCTTATTAAATAAAAATTAACACCTATAATAGATATATGACTAATGTGCATCATAAGCAAATAAAAAAATTTAACCTTAGTGGTGTGATCTATGATGACTCTGCAATTAGTAGATTAAAAATAGAATATATAAGATTAATGATTACAGAAATGCGTCTTTCGGGGTATGTACCCCGCATTGACATTGCGCCAGACTTTACAATAGAGTATAATGAAAAGGCAGAAAACTTTAATTTTGAATTATCAGTGTATGGAATTTATGTTGGGAAAAGGAAGAGTGAATGGATTTTCGGGGTAAACGAGACGATCGTCGTTCCTATTCAGCAGAACAAGTCCAAAGAATCCTCACGGGGAGTGGTATAGATGTTCAGTCAGAAGTAGACTCTCACTATATTATTTTTTGTCCGTATCATGGCAATCACAGAACTCCAGCCGGAGAAGTTGACAAGGCCACAGGAATGTTTTTCTGTTTTTCCTGTCACCACTTTACTGATCTCACAGAGTTTGTAATGCAGCAAACCAACAGGACATACTTTGAAGCTGCTAGATTTATTAAAAGCAAAGAGACGGCTACTAATCTTGAATCAGAAATTAATCAAAAACTTGTCGAGAAGCCTCTCTACGTCCAGTATGATGAGGTACAGGTTAAAAGGCTCGCAGGCAACGCCCTAGAGTCTCCTAGAGCAAAGACATACTACTCAGGTCGGAAGATTACAGAGGCATCTGTAAGAAAATTTTCTCTCGGATACTCTGAGAATCAGGACATGGTTACAATTCCTGTGCACGCCCCCGACGGACTCCTGGTAGGCTTTGTTGGTAGATCTATTGAGGGTAAAGATTTTAAAAACACACCAAAACTACCCAAAGGCAAAACCTTATTTAATTTACATAGGGTAAAGTCTTCTCGTAATGTTTATGTAGTTGAGTCATCATTTGATGCAATTAGGCTAGACCAATGTGGCTTGTCAGCGGTGGCAAGCCTGGGGTCAAACGTATCTAATTTTCAAGTGGACTTGCTAAAAAAATACTTCAATGATATAATTGTCATTGCAGACAATGATGAGGCGGGAGGAAACATGGCAAACAGACTTCAAGAGAAGCTTGGATATCGTGTTTCTGTCTTATCATTAGATAAAAAATATAAAGATATTGGCGATATGGAAGATGAAGACATCAGGGCACTAAGCTTTGACTTCTCGGATTCCATTTCATCAATACTAAAATAAAATACACACTATTAATAAAGTATAAACAAAATATAAGGAGCAAATATGAGTGTAGTAAAAGGGCTTAAAAATATCAACGCACTACTTGATAAGCCAAAATATGATAGCGATAAGCCGCGTGTACGTTGGCTCAAGCTTGCAGACGGACAATCTGTAAAGATTCGCTTTATGGAAGAGCTGGACGAAGATTCAGCAAACTATAGCGCAGAACGTGGGCTCTCACTTGTTGTTAAAGAGCACACCAATCCAAAGGACTACCGCCGTAAAGCCGTAGACACCATGGACGTAGAGGGTCGCGACTGGGCAGAAGAAATGCACCGCAAAGATCCAAAAGCTGGTTGGAACGGACGGCTTCGTTTTTATTGCAACGTTTTCGTTGACGATGGAATTGAAGAGCCTTATGCTGCAATCTGGTCCATGGGGGTTGGAAAGCAGTCAGCCTTCAACACAATTCGTGACTATGCTCTCGAAACTGGAAGCATTTCAAACCTTATCTTTAAGCTTAAGCGAAATGGTCAGGGAACTGAAACAAGCTATACCCTAATTCCTGGTTCTCCAGATAGCGAGCCGCACGAATGGAAAGACGTCAAGCCATACGACTTGGACGTCGCCCTAAGCCATGTGCCATACGCAGAGCAAGAAGCCTATTACTTGGG